ATATTATACTGAAAGTGAAAGTGATACACTCTTGAGTGGTAAATCTAATACCACACATACTCATGATGATAGATATTATACTGAAAGTGAATTATCAACTTCTGGCAGTGCATCAATTCATTATGACAATATTACAAACGTACCAATTGCAAGTGATATGATAAGTGGTGGAGTTAAAATTGGGGATAATATAACAATTACTAATGGTGTAATATCAACTCATCCTCAATATGAATTACCAACTGCCACAACTGGAATATTGGGTGGGGTGATTGTTGATGGTACCTCAATTACAATAACTGATGGAATAATAAGTGGAGCGAATACTTATGAGTTACCAACAGCATCAACTTTACAACTCGGTGGAGTCATGGTTGATGGTTCAACTATAACTATTACTGATGGTATTATCAGTGGAGCCTCAACATATTCTCTACCAACCGCTGATGAAAATACAAAGGGGGGTATAAAAGTAATTGATGGTGTGAATATTGAAGCAACTTCAAGTACTCAATTATTATCTTACCCAACAACTCTCGACCCAAATGCGACTCTATCATCATTGGGTTTTACACAACAAACATATTATTTATATGCATTAATGTCATGGGACACCCAAACACCAGGTTGGCAACAGTTGGATTTATTAATTGATGGAAGCATTGGATTAGACATTACAAACACTATTGGTGAAATGCTTGATATGTTTATAGGTTGGGGTTTACCTGCTCATCTCGTTACAGGTGGAATTGAATTATATGCTCCATTAGCAGGGAGTGATGCACAATTCAATTGTGCCACTCCATTAACAATGCCAGGATTGTGGGAAACAATTGGTAGCGTAACATATAATGCCCCTGTAAATGGACTCGATGCAAGTAATACAAAGCCAGGTTTAATAGTATTAGATGATGAGCTTTCACTTGCACCATCAACCAATGTTGCAATTGGAGGTGTTAAAATTGGTTCAGGTTTTGATATTACAATTGATGGTAAACTTAGCCCTACATCAGGTGGAATATATTCATCAATAAATAATACTCTAACATTCCAACAATACGAGACATTCACAAATAATATAAGAGGATCTTTATCAAGTATTAATTGGTTAAGTGGAAGAGTAATGTCATTTGATATTATTGCCCAAGTAAATAATTACATTGAAGATGAGACTATTGCAATAGAATTAGTTGGTAATACGATGGACACTACAATACAAGTTGTTAATTTCCCGGTATCAAGTGGTGATAATTATATTTTATTAAATGGAAAACTTTTTATTGATAATGTTGAAGATGGAGTGTTGTTCTATCATTGTATATATATAAGAAAATCAGGACCACAAATGGAAGAAATAATGTCAACATATAATGATGGTGAAGCACCACTTAGTGAATTATTAGGGGTTGGTGTTGGAAGGTGGGCGGGTGAAGAAGAATACACACCAGTAAATGGTGTGACAATACATTCTTGTATATTAAATTGGATGAGTTAATTATGAGCCAAGAGTTATTTTATAAAGATGAAGATGGAAATATTAAACCTGATAAAAGAGCATCCTCATCAAAAATTGAAACAACTCTTGCAAAAGTTGCTCTCTCCCAAGATATGGTTGAGAGTACAATTAAAAATATTGAACGCACCCAAAGCGCAAATAATACTATGATGGAAAATCTAATTAGAAGTGAATATAGAAATATCAAGAATGAATTAGAAAATCATAACACAGTAAATGAAAATGCTATTCACATGCAGGGAAGAATTAATAATGGACTTAGAGAAAATATTAAACAAATATTATCACGATTAAAAAAACATGATGAACAAATACTTGGGCTCCAATCCAAACCAATTAAAAATAAGGCAGATGTTGTGGATACCATTGTCAAGATTGTTATTGGTGGAATTGGAGCGTTAATACTATCATATGTAATTAATATTTTTAATGTTCTCTTCAAAGGAGGTTTATGAATAAATTAAAATCAAGAAAATTATGGGTAACGATTTGGTGTATGTTCATTATTACTGCCGCATTATTTTTACAGGTTGATTTAACTTGGTTTAATTCTCTCGCACCAATATTAGGCTTGATTATTGTAGCTTATATAGGTGGTCAAAGTTATATAGATTCCAAACAGACATAATGTGTCATAATGTAATCTATAAATATTTATCGAAAAAGCGTGTTCATTCTTTTCTACATGCAGTATATTCTTATATATGTAAGCATAGTGCTTACATTATAAGCAGTTAGCTTATACAGTCTATCTATGTGAGGTGTGTGTATGAAGAAGCTGAATGAAATGACTTTGGTGGAATTGGAAGCGTTGAAGGAAGACATCAAAAAGAGAGAGAATGTTTTGAAGTTGGAAATCAACAAAGAGATGATTCGCAAGGTTTATATCGGGTGTGTAATTCACTATACTGCAAAAAATGAGGAGAGAGAAGGCGAAGTTATATTGATAAATAAACGAGGGTGTTTCGTTGGTGAAAGTGCAAAACGGATTTTCGTACCATACGAAAATATTCAAACAATTGATTAATAAGGGAAAGGGAGCTTAATGCTCCCTTTTTTATTTATTGACACGATTAACTGAATGTAACAACCTCCTTAGAGGCGATTACACATTTAGACGTATACAAACTATAATTCATATCTTATACTCAATTATAGTTTACCAAACAAGGAATATCAAATGAAATGCGCCATATATTGCCGAGTATCAACAAGCGGACAAGCTGATAATTATTCAGTCTCTACTCAATTAAGCCGAGGTTTATTATTCGCAACCAATAACGGATTAGACCCTCAAATATATCAAGAAGTGGAATCTGCCTCTACCATAACAGACAGACCGAAGTTAGAAGAAATGTTAATGGATATTGACAAGAAAATCATTGACAAAGTATGGGTAATAGAATCATCAAGGCTGAGCCGTGACCTAAATGATGCTATCAAAATACAAAAGATCTTTACCAAAAATAACGTTACATTCTACGTCAATGATATATTGACTGACTTCTCATCGGCTGAAAAACTATTATCATACCACATCCAATCTGCAGTCTCTCAATATGAGCGGAGTAAAATTATTGAAAGATCAATACGTGGAAGAAATGAATGGACAAATACCGGCAATATGGTTGTTGCAAGGATTTATGGATATAAAAGTATTTATGATATTGAAGGAAAAAAGAGTATTATCATTAATGAAAATGAGGCAGAGATAATTAGATTAATATTCACACTATTCACTACACAAGATTTGCCATTTAATAAAATAATGAAGATTTTGAATGACAAGGAATATAAAACAAAATTAGGGAGAGAATGGCACCGTACTCAAATAAAAAAAATACTTGAACAATCACTTTACATAGGCAAGAGTTGGAATACCGAGGGAAAAGAAATAGAGAGCAAAGTATACCCTCCAATAATTGAGGAGGAAATATTTAGAAAGGCTCAAATATTGGTAGCAGGTGGAAAAAAGAGAGATTACTTTAGAACACGAAAGGCGGCACATGAACTTACAGGGTTGATTACTTGTGGTGTTTGTGGAACAAAATACTATTATTCATCTACGAATGTTGGTGGTAAAAGATGGGAAAGATATTATCATTTACGTGAAAGTGACTTACATAGAAATTGCAAGAACACAATTAAATATTGCAATAAACAGAATATTGATTTGCAAATTCAAAATGTGGTTAGAGAAGAGTTTTTTGAGAATAGTGATAAATATGAAAAATGGTATACTTCATTCAAGATTAAACATAATATGGAGAGCAAACAGATTGATGAGTTGTGTGATGGAATCAGAAAACAAATAACTGCCACTGAGATCAAGAAACAAAACCTGGTATCTTCAATTGCTGATGGTGTGATTGATGGAAACGATGCAAAAGTAAAGATGATGGAATTGAATGAGAAGGTTAGTGAATTAAAGGCAAGATTAAAATCCTATAAAGAGACAATTAAAGGTGAAGAGAATGATGAGTTATTTTCTTCTATATTAAATCTTACATTTGATATTGACACTTACACACCACAAAAGAAGAGGAGATTATATAGCAACGTATTCAAATCAATAGTTGTGAATGGTAATAGACTCACCATAACTATGTATGATGGGAGTGTTAAAAAGATGTTATTGAACAATGCAAGGCGATAGAAGTTATTATTTCAAGAAACGGAGAGAGTATGAGAATGACATTAAGGTCAAACTATACAATCTCCGTTTTGCTAAATTAGATGAATTAAATATTGCCCTCTCACTTGCTCGCCTTGAATTAGAGAGAGTGAGAGAGAAAAAAATAAATAGATCGGTGATAGTATTCAAAAAAATGGAAATTCGATACATAGAAAAATATATTTCTGCCATTATCAAGCTCCGTCAAAAGATATACAACTCATTATAATACAAGCAATTATACTCATTATGTGACACTCATTTTGGAGCATACTGTCATCTGTTATCATTACTCCAAGAGGTAATAGATATGACAGCGCGTAAGTGGTATGACGGCAAGTTGGAGGGTGACATTCCGATGATAATAAATCTTTTTATCAAGGATAGGGTGTGGGAATCATTAACACGGGAAATGCAGACTTATATTTCAACAGAATATAATTGGCTCAACGAATATAACCTTAATAATAAAGATCATCTTAATGCATTACAAGCAATCGTCGAGATTGACATTATCAGGTTGTATAAAACAATTAATAGGAGGATTGCAAGGTTTATTAAAGAAAGGCTTATTAACGAACGGATGGATGGGCTTAATTGCCCTGACAATATCGTAGATTATCGTTGGGACATTATGTGGGAAAAAAAGTTTGGGGGGATAATAGGATGACAGAAAAAGAGTTTAACGAACAGCTTACGGTTATTAGCAATCAGATTATTTCAGGTGAAATAAGTATCGAACAGGCAAGGAAGCTTTCACAAGAAGTTAACAAACGATATTACTATTCGTTCCTTGCAGATGTTATTGAAAACGAAAGATTCTATTTTTATCAAGATGGCGAAATGGTTGATAAACAACCCATTGACCCTATTATGGATGCTTGTATTTGGGAGGCAATGCAATGCAGTAACTTTCCATATTTTAATGAACATAACGGGAGGCATGACACCACTATTGTCAATGTAGAGCAAAAAATTATTTATTACATTTTGGGGGCAGAAAAATGATTACACGAGAAGCAACATGGGATTTTTTTAACAAGCATGGCGATGCTATTAATAAATCAGAACCATTTACAATGACTGCAGAAGAAAAGGAGATTACAGTCTTCTGTTGTCAGCAGGAAATATGGGAGCCTAAACATATTAATATTGTTTGGGATTGGATTGATAACGGGGGAGAAAGACCCTGGTAAGGAGTTTATATGGGAGCAGAAGAGTTTTATCAGGAGATTCTCAGGATGAAGGATGTGATTCAAAGTTGGGATGAAGACCTTGTTTTAGGGAATACGGTTATTCTCAGTAGTCACAAAAAAAGAAAAGGAGCAATCAATGAAATGATTGAAAAACTTTTGATAGATGGTTGTACATATGACCAAGTTGTAGAACTGCTCGAAGGGTTAAAACAAAATAAATATATCACTATTGCAACTCAGCATTCTGATGGGCTTTATTGGACGGTAATTACTTGTCTTAAATGATTTTAGAATTACCATCACGAGATTTATAATGCTTATATGGAAAAACAACATATAGTAATTGGTCTTGTGGTGGTAATTATTCTTTCAAATAATGGAATAAATCTCTTATTGTTTTAGAGAATGATGGGTGTGTGTCATAATGGTTATATAGAGGAAGGAGATTATATGGACTATAAAGAACTTGTAGAGAAACTTTATAAAAGTCAGGCATATTCTGATTTTGTTGAGGAGATGAATTCCATGGTAGAAGAACTTACAGATGGTGAAGTCACTTCTGTTATGGTAGATATTACCCCTAATGAAGGCTAATAAAGGAGATACTAAATGGATTATTCATTGGATGTTTTTACAGCACTTAAATTAGAAGAAAAACAGAACATGGATGAGTATATCAATAAAGCAGTCAAGGCGTTTATTGATACTTCTAAAATTGAAGCCAAAGAAAATGGAAGAGTATGGAATAGGCATAATGACATAACAATGTTTAATACATTTGCCCATGTTTTTGCATATATTAAAACTCATCCTATTAATCACAGATATGTAACTGATGAAGGTTCAGAATTAATTGAACATAAATACTTCTTTTTACTATGTGAAGCTTTATTCAAAGAAGCAACAAAATAACATTAATTCATTTTAGGTGCTTGGGAGAAATGTTATTATAGTAGTATACAGGAGAGAACAATGGACTTATATGCAATGTTAGATGAATATCTTGAAGGTGAACGTAACCCCCGCAGAGCTAAAATAATTGGCAAGTTTGATATTGATGGTTACATTAAACATATAGATCACCCTTATATGACAACCCATGGAAAAGATGGTTATTCAATCATTGATAATATGAAACACTCTTCAAAAAAATATAGTGTTTTTGGAGACAAATATCTTGTATCATGGATAGATGATACCATTAATACAGATTGTGGACAGATTTGCTATGACGTGATTGGTATATATTTTACCGGTAATCATACTGATGGATATCATTTTCATTTTGCTCCTATTGATGGAACATATACTGTTGGAAATGAACAGGGTAATTGTTTTGATATTCTCAGTTTTGTTAAATAAGGAGACAATATGATATTTTTAGATCCTGAGATTACATTTCGTGCTATCAATATGACATTGGATTTTATTCAATTATTTGTGTTCTATGTTGGAAATATTATTTAGCTCTTTTGTAATTATTTTTTCAAATATATTCATTTTTATCGTTTAATAAGCATATTTAATAATGTAAGGAGGATGAAAAAATAATGGCTTCAATAAGTGGACATAGGACAGTAAGTGATAAAAGTGAATTATTCGCCCAATTTAAGAAAATTGTAAAGAGTAAAGGTATGAAGGTTCAGTTTGTAAGTGAACAGTTGATGCGAGAGTATATTGAAAAAAATGGGGGCGTTGCTCCTAATGATAATAAATAAATAGTTCAAAGGAAGGTCAAAAATGAGTATCGTAACAGACATGCTACAAGACATCGAAGTATCAAACAATTCAAAAAAGGAGAGTAATTTTTTCAAGCCTGTAGAAGGAAAAAACATAGTTAGGTTATTGCCTGTTATGTATAACGGAAATCCTGGCATCCCTTACAAGAGTCATTACATTGGTAAGAAATTTATTCTTTGTGCTGGTGGGAATGATTGTCCAATGTGTCAAAAGGGTTGGGAATTACATAATGAATTAAAGACAACAAACCCACAGGAAGCAAAAAATGCGAGAGCAAAATGGTTATCACAGCAAAAAATTGCATTGACAGTAAGTGTCAATGGAGTGGCAAAGATTTATAATGTAACTCAGCCACAATTCAAAGAGATTGCAGATTTGGATTCAAATGGAGCAAATCTATTTGATGTTGATGAAGGTAGAGATTTAATTATTACAAAAACTGGTAAAGGATTAGCAACAAAGTATCAATTCTCTCATGCGGTTAATTCTTCTAAATTGGTTAATGCAACTTCAATAATGCAAAATGCCCCGGATCTGGAAGATTTTATTAATGGTCAAAAACTATCAATGACACAAATGTTGGAATTAGTAGTAAGCAACGAGTAAATACAACGGTGCCGTCAACTATTACAGTTGACGGCGTGTTTAATGAAATCAAGCTCCACTGGTTTAATTAAACATTAATCACATTCAGGATTAAGAAAGACAGGTGGAGCTGTTTTTCTTAATCCTTTTTTTATATGGAGGGAATATGAAATGGGATACTGATGAAATGAGGGAACATTGGGAAAAAGAATTAGAAGAAATATGGATTGAAGTATTAAAAAAATATGGTGTGCATGATGCAGACTACCCTGAGGCTGAATATGGAATGCAGTAATAAACATGTTATAAAAATATATAATGAAACTATTAATAATAAAAAAATAAAAAAATCTTTGCAAGACATACAAAAAAAGGAAAGGATGAATAAAAAAACTATTGCAGATCTTGTATATAAGTGTTACGACCAGGATGATATAGAACAAGAATTATATAATTCAATCAAGACAACAACATCTATATATAAAAAAAAATTAATTGAAATAAAACTTGAAGAAAATAAGATTAAAATGGAAGAATTAGAACAAGAAATTATTAAAGAAAGATCAATACTTGATATAACAGAAAAAGAATATATTACTTGGGTTAAGATGTTGCTAAAAACAGATTGTGATGCTTCACTTTATGATATTGATTTTTGTGTAAAATTATTCAGGAAATTAAAATGAAAGGAAAAGAAAAACTTGTAAGTGAATCAATTGATAATATTAAATTGGAAGATCAATGGGAATTCAAATCATATTATAAGTATGATAACAATGATGGAAGAAAATGTGATCTATGCAACTCAAAAATTATCAAAGTAATTACTCTCGAGAATAAATATAATAAAAATATTATTCATACAGGACAGGATTGTGCAAATAATGTATTGGCAAAAATAAAATATAAAAATACAAATTGCACCATAGATTTTTCCCATAATGTGGAAAAACAAATACAGGCATACCATGCTATCTATGTTAATTCATCAATATTGGAAATGAAGGAATATATAAAAAATGATTTAATTAATAGTATTGGCGGCAATGCATATCTAATGTTTTATAGAAGTGATTATATTTCACATGATAATTATTGGCGCTTATGGTATGAAAATAATATTCACATAAAAAAAATAGACCCAATTATAAAATTGTTTTTTGATACTACAACAAATTACTATGAAAAAAAAATATTATTATTAAATAAAACAAAATTTATAGAGGAATTAGAAAAATATGAAGGATTACGAACAAGTAAAGAAAATATCATTGAGTGATTATATTGATAAAATATATAAATGGGAAATTGTTAAAGAAAATAATGAAAAAATTACATATAATTATAGAGATGAAAGTAAAACACCATCTTTTATAGTTTATACAGACACAAATAGTTTTTGTGAGTTTGGTTCAAGCCACGTTTTTAGTAGTGGTAAAAATACCGGTGATTTAATTGACCTGGTTAAGACGGAGGAAAATATAGAAAATGATCAACAGGCAATAGATTTAATAAATATAAATACCAATAAATATAATATAAAAACAACTGATGTAATTATATCACACAAGGCAACAGATATCAAACCAATAATAACACAGGAAATTAAAGAATTTGGTGAAACATATATTCATAATACGAATTATAATTATTTAACAAATGTTAGAGGGTTAGATGGTGAATTATGTAAAAAATATAAATTATCAGAGCCTAATGATTGTCATTTATCAGTTATGAATCCACATGAGAATTATAATTCTCATGTTTTATTTCCCATATATTATAAAGATGAATTAGTATTCTTTCAGTATAGAGGAATAGTAAATGGAGAAAGACGTTTTCTTAATATTGGAAAACATTATTTTTTCAATGCTGATATTCTCGATGAAGCTTATAACAAGGCACCTATAATAATAACTGAGGGAGTTATTAATTCCATTTCATGTGAACAAGTAAGTGGTTTTCCCTCTATTGGATTACTTGGAATAAACAATGGTCAAAAATTAATTGATTTAATTTTATCTAAAGAAAATGCCAGATTAAGAAGATATATTTTATTTTGTGATAAAAAGGATAATGCGAACAGAGAGTTATACAAAAAATTCAAAAAGGCTCGTTTGGCTTGTTCATACTTTGATTGGAGAAATATTCCTGATGAGAGTATTGATGATGTAAATGATTTGTTATTAAAAAAAGGATATGGTCGGGATTTCCTTGGTAGTGCAATAGAAGAATACAATTCTATTACATATCTCAAGAGCCCTAATGAGTGTGATAGTGAATCTCCATCATCAATGAATTATTTAATTGATGCCACTTTAATGAGAGATAATCGTTCCATCTCTTCAGGTTATAATAATCTTGACGGAGTATTTGAAAATGGAGGATTTTCAATAGGTTCATATAATATGATAATGGCACCCACAAATCACTATAAAACAACTATACTTATGAATATTGCCGCTCGAATGATAAAAAATAAAAAACGTATTTTAATACTCTCCTGTGAAGAAAGTATATTGGATATTACTATGAGAAAACTATTCCCAATAATATCACAATCAAAGGATATAAACGTTATTCAATCAAATTTAATTAAATTAGGTGATACTCTTGTTGTTAAATATTGGAATGAAGAGGAATATACAGTAGAGGATATTCAGGATTATTTGGATAAAACACACAAGGATTTTGATGCCGTATTTGTTGACTATATTGACCGCCTTTCATCAAGAAAAAAAATAGAGGCAGTTCATGAATTACAATTACATATAAGTAAAGTATTAGAGGATATTGCCACTATGAATGATTTGGTAATGATTACTGCAACACAAACAAACAGAAGTGCATTTGATGGTAAGAAAGGTGGAACTACAGATGTCGCATCATTAGCATCAATTGGAGCCTCATATTCTAAAACACATCCTGTTCATTTTATTGCTCAGGTTATGCAGACGGTTGATGATAAAAAAACAAATCTTATTACACTTCATATTAATAAAAATCGTTATGGTGAAAGAGAGGTAGATTTATTTTTTCAATTTATTCCTGAGACAATGGAAATTGTTGAAGCTGATATTATGGACACAGTTATTGTCAATACATCACCTAACCAACTGGTAAGTCATATTAACGGAAGTAAAGAAGAAGCAAGTAGTTTAATTGACACCATGATAGGTGGAAAATAATGCATTACGTTAAAGTAATTCCTGTAATATGGATAGATTTTTTAACTCCCCAACAATTAAAATTGTTATTGTATATGAAGAGTCATAAACATAAAGGACAATATGTAAAATTATCAATTAATGAAACTGCATCACGTCTGGGTATGAGTAATCGGACAATTAAAAAATGTCTTGATGTTTTACTTGAATTGGGCATTATTAAAGAACAATTTTCATTCAAGCGTAGTAGACAACAAGATGGAACATATACATATATGGCACCATTATACTCAATTCATGATATGACTACCGCTAAGAAATTTGAATGGGCATTTAGAAATATGGTAGAAGGGACAAATCAAAATTATAGAGATTTAGTAGTAGAGAAATCTAAACTAAAAAATAAACGCAAGTAGCTGTCTCGAATGCTCACGAGCACTATATGTATTAATATATATTACACGGAGGGTTCAATAACCCTCCGTTTGAAGATGATTTATATAATTAAATCAAAGGCGTCAGGAAGGAAAAACATTCATCTTTATAGGTTAGAACATGTCACATGAGCAAAATTCATCTTTATAGGTTAGAGCATGCATATTTCTCTCCATGACAAAAAAACAATTATTTAGGAATAGCAATGAATGGAAAGAGTTTAGTAAGCGATTAAGAGAAAAATATAATGATGAATGCCAGATTTGTGGATCTCAGGTAAATGTGGGGTGTCATCACCTAAATGAAAGTGATTACGAAAATATAAGCAATGAAGGGGATTTTGCTTGTCTTTGCTTTTTACATCACACCGAGATTCACCGTATGTGTAATAGCAAGAAGACGGATATAGTTAAGTATTTGAGTGAAATAGAAAGGATTTATAAGCGGAGTAAGCATATTTAATATTGACATATTATATTCCTAAGAAAGAGAGTAGGTTATTTAACTTACTCTCTTTTTTTATAAAGATAAGTATATCTATCTTTGACCTCCTTGTAAGAATCCTGTACGTTGTGCAGGATTCTTTTTTTATATAAGCATATTTATTATCTATGACAACAGAAGAACGCTTAGCGAAAAAAAGATTATATAACCAAAACTATAGATCAAAAGAAAATAGAGTGCCAAGAATAAAAAAAGATAAGAATTATTTTAATGAGGGTGAAATGTTTATATTATGGCAAAGACGCCACTCACTCTCTCCATTAGAACAGAAATATTATTGGGAACAAATCAATGCAGTAATCAAGGCAGTAATATTTACCCATCGCATGTATGTCTATGGACCAATAGAGGATTCAGTTGGCTACGCTCAGGACGCATTGTTGGCAGCACTTGATAGATATAACCCGGGTAAAATACTTGCAAGTGGTAAGCCACCATCTTTATTTAATTATATATCACTCACCGCTTATAGAGCAATCAAATATGGTACCTTGAAAGAAAAGAAAGATTTATTATATCTATCATCTGACATAAGCGAATATACATTCCTTTCATACGAACAACAAGAAGATAATGACCCATATCATACGGAATTGCATAACAGAATAACAAAAATACTTGATAAAAAATATGTAACATCAAAACATAAAACATTTTCTCATTTCTATTCTCTAAGAGATCTACTCATAGAATATTTAAGTGAAGGGCAAGATTTAGATAAGCGCCATTTGTTGGCATACTTTAGACAACAACAACCAAAAATATCAGCGTCTACTATACGTCAATTCTTTGCCATCATGCAAAATAAACCAGTACGGAATGTAGTTATAAGGAGCCAATATAAAGGTGTGTATTACGACAAAAAGACTGACAAGTGGATTAGTTTTGTGTATCACAATAAAAAGAAATATTCACATAGCACACATAAAACAGAGGTTCAAGCGGCGCTTGCTTACAATATTAAAGCACTGCAAATTATAGGTGACACTGCTAAACTAAATATAATAGAACAGGAGAAATAAATGGATAACAAAAATTATGACGAGATGTTGTGGTACCAAACCAGTGATGGTTATTGGAGAAATAAAAAACATGGTCGTCAACACACCTATGTATACGAGAAGTTGACAGGATGTAAGGTATTTCCTCATCAAGTAATACATCATATGGATGGTGATAGGAGTAATAACACGGCAGGTAATCTTGTTTATTTAACAAAATCACAGCATGCTTATTTACATAGTAAAACTCGTTCAAAAGAAACTAAAGAAAAATTGAGCATTGCTAATATTGGTAAAAAACGTAGTGAAGAGACTAAAGAAAAAATGAGCAACTCTCGTATTGGTAAAAAACGTTCATATGAGACTAACGAAAAAATATGGTGTGGACATATACAAAATGGACCACAAAAAAATAATCTTAGTGGATATAAAGGTGTCTGTCAAAGTGGTAAGAAATGGGCTGTTCAAATTAATAATAATAAAGTAAGAGAATACTTGGGTTGTTATTCAACACCACTTGAAGCCGCTATAATATATAATCAGAGAGCAAAAGAATTATGGGGTTCTGAAACGTATCAGAATATTATTGAAAGATAACTATATGAAAAAGTGCCAAGTCCCCTACGAATATACAGCAAGAAAGTTTGCTATGCAAAAACAAGACTACTTAAAGAAAAATCCTGTGTGTGCAATATGTATACAAAAAGGATTATGGATCGAGGCTCACCATGTAATTCACTGTGTTGAGAACGGACAATGCCCAAATAATATTACGGATATTTTTACTTTCAAAAGTGTTTGTACGGTACACTGGCACAACCATTTAGCAGAGATGAATAAAGGAGAAGAAGAGAGTGTATAAAGTAATTGCGTATGTATTGATTATAGCAGGAATATTATTCTTACCACAACTTGTAATGGCAATATTTTTTGGTGGTCTATGTTTGTGGAGTGTAATACAGAAATATAAATGAGAAAGTACATTTGTGATTATGCAGGTTGTAATATATTACTCGATGATAAGGGTTATTGTGATAAGCATATTCAGTTTCAACCTCGCCCATTCAGTAACGCAGTGAGAAGTAATGAAGGTGAATACTCTTCATATAAATGGAAGAAGTTAAGACAACATATATTATCACTCACTCCATTTTGTTGTATGTGTGGTGGTGAAAAGAACTTACAAGCACATCATATCATAGCACCGAGAGGTAATATGGAATTGTTTTATGATGCAATGAATATTCAAATCATCTGTCGTGGTTGCCATATGAAGGAAACACAAAGAGAAATAGCAAAACGGAGAGTTTATGGATGATTTAACCCGTTACCAGGTATGGGCTTGTAGGGAAAGGTTTGGAACTGTCTGCTATTTCACAAAACCATTTCTCCCGATATATGGCGAATCATCCAAAACAAACCCATATCCTGTATGAACATAAGGAGGCAAAAACTGTGCCAAGACATAAAACTCCGATAGCTGAAAAAAAGTTAAAGGGATTATATAGAGAAGATAGACACGGAAATAGTGCTGAAGAAGTAATAAATGAATTGATAAAAATACCTGAAAATATTGTAACGCCATCAACTCTCACCGATCCTTATGTTCAATCATATTTTTCCTACCACACTGAATATTTAATCAAGATTGGGATTCTCTCACTCAGTGATTTACCTGAGTTGGAGAACATGTATATCTCTCTTCAAAAGTTGAGGGAGATAAATGTAAAATTAAATATGCTTGATATGGTAAAGGATATTGATACATGGAATAAATTATCGAGTGCTTATATAAAATACAGTAATCACTTCTCCTCTCTTGCAGGCAAGTATTATATTTCACCAACGGCGAGAGCAAAGATGACATATGACCAATTAAACATTAAAAAGTTAGAGAGTGAAATACCTTCATTAACGGAGAGATTGTTAAAAAAGAAGAGGAGTTAAATGTCAGATTATAGTAAACAGTTAATCAAATATTGTAACGATATAGAAAAGAAAAAAATCCTATCTTGTATATGGGTCAAGAAAGCAGTAAAGAGATTTCAAAATGACCTGAGTAGAAGTAAAGATGAAGACTTTCTTTATGAATATAAACAAGAGTTGGCTGATGAAGTATTAGAGTTTGCAGAGAGCTTGCATATACCAGATATTAAGAGAGAAGATGGGAGTAATAATTTAATACTCTTACCGTGGCAGATATTTATATTTTGTCAGTTATATGGATGGGTTCATAAATTAGATAATGATAAGAGACGTTTTAGAAGTGGCTTTGCGGAAATTGGGCGGAAAAACGGAAAAACAACAGGATTATTATTTCCATTAATTATATATGACTTCCTTACAACTGATAGTGCTGAATCATACTTTGTAAGTAAAGATGGAAACCAATCAGTTAAATCATTCAAAGAGTTATTACATATAATAAAGGCTGATAAAACATTGGCTAAAAGTATAAGTGAGACTGTTCAAACTATAACTATAGATCATAGTCGTATTGCATTCTTTAGTAGTGAGAGTACTGGTATTGATGGTTATAGAAACTCAATGACAGTAATAGACGAGTTCCATGCTTACGATAATGATAGAATTGTAACAGCATCTCGTTATGGTGGTAGAGCAAGAAAAAATAATCTCACCCTTATTATAACTTCGGCTGGTAATGATATATCAGGACCATGTTATGCAGAAAATCAAAAGTGTAAAAAGATTTTATCAAATGGAATGACTGATGAAACATATTTTGGAATAGTATATTCATATGATGAGAAAGATGATTGGAAGGATAAGAAGAATTATATAAAAGCAAATCCATCATTAGGAACATTTCTTCCTGTTGAAGTATTAGATATTGATTTACAGGATGCCTTGATAACACCTCACCACCAACCTGATTTCCAAAGCAAGACTTGTGGAATATGGAGCAATGGTGTGAGTACTTGGATACCATTAGATAAATGGGAGAATGGGTATAAAATAAATGAGAGTGATTTAGTAGGACAAGAATGTTATGCGGCATTTGACCTAAGTAATATTAGTGATTTTACAGCATACACTTTATATTTCAAAGTTGGTAAAAAGTTCTGTGCAAAACATCATTTTTATATTCCTGAATCGACAATAAAAGAAAAGTTTATGAAAGATAACATATCTATTCTTGAGTGGTGTAATAATGGAATTATCACTCCCATACCTGGTAATACGATAGATTACGAATATATATACAAAGATATTTATGAAGACAATAAAAAATATAAAATTAGAGAAATAGCTTATGACTCATGGCAATCTAATTTTTTGGTGAATAAAATAGAACAAGAAATGAATCATATTGCGTTAATACCCTATGGACAATCATTAAAACAAATGGGACCTGGTACAAAATTATTTGAGAAAACGGTGTTAGATGGAAATATTATTGACCCTAACCCTGTAATGGCGTGGATGGTAAGTAATGTTGTTGTAAAGAGTGATGCAAATGGAAACTATAAACCATTAAAAGAAAATAAAACATCAACGAAAAGAATTGATGGTGTCATTACAAGTATCATGGCTTTTGACAGGTTGAAGGCAAATGAGAATATTATATCAAAAGATTATTCTTTTGAAGACTTACTTGACTCAATATAGCAAGGAGATAAATGAATATATTAAATATTTTTACCAAGAGAGAGAAAAAAAGTGAAGCCTTACCATTTACAATTCAATTTAATAATACCTTGAACAGTGCTAATGATGCCACAACTTTTGCCTGTGTTGATTTAATATGTTCTGCATTCGCCTCTCTATCAGTTCATGTTTATAATAAGGCAACAGGTGAGAGAGTAAAAGATCATTGGTTAGAAGAGATATTAGCAGAACCTAATTTTGATGATACAAAATTTTTATTTATGTATAGCAGTGCAAAAGATTATTTATATGGGAATGTGTATTGGTATAAATGGACTAATGATAGTGGGTTTATAGGTTCATTATTTAGAATTGACCCTGCAAAGGTTACAGTTTACAGAGATGCTATGAATATGAAAGTATTCACAATTGCAGACCCTAAATATAATGGAAAAACATTTGATTATACAAAAATACTTCACATTCCATCACGTTATGGATATGACGGATTGAAAGGTAAGAGTTTTTATAGTGAGTTGCAATCAACATACAAAACAATAAATGATATGGATGATTTCGTAAATAATTCATTCAATAATAATATTGGTGACAGAACCATTATTGATATCAGTAAATCAAATACTAAATTAACAGCAGAGCAGGAAGATGGACTGAGAAACAAGTTTATGAGCAAATATAGTGGTAATAATAATGCTCGCCTCCCATTAATACAATCAGATAAAATAGAGTTCAAGAAATTAGATTCATCTCCAATAGATAACAGAGCAATGCAATTACTTGAGAATAGAGAGTTTAATGAAAAAGAAGTAAGTAAAATACTTGGTGTTCCTCTTTCATTTCTTAAAGGGGAAAATAAATATGGCGATATAGAAACACTTTATACAGTTTTTATAGATAATGCCATTAAACCAGTGGCAGAAAGTTTTGAAGGTTATATGAACAAGTTATTGTTTAAAAATGAGATACAACAATATGAAATAAAGTTTGATTACAATTCAATGATGAAAACTTCAATGACAAGTAAATTCGACACATATGTTAAGCAAATTCAAAATAGCATTCTTACTGTTGATGAAGTTCGATTTATGGAAGGCAGAAAACCATATTCTGATGGTGCGGGTGAAACACCTCTTCTTCCTGTTAATCTTATGTTCAATACCAAAGAAATACAAAATGCTTATATGGCAAATAGTAAATTGAAAATACAAGAAGCAAAGACTATTGAGACTGGAATAATAGGAGATGATAAACTCTAATGGAGGAACAATGAAATCAATAAAGACATCATTAATAAGTAGAATAGATACTTATGTCAAGCAAATCAACAATGGTATTCACACACCAAATGAAGGTAGATTTATGGAAGGCAGAAAACCACTTGTTGATATTGGTGATACTCTATTCATTCCAATTAATTTAATATCTAACAATAATGAAACTATTAAAGCAAAAACAATTGAAAATGGAATAATAGGAGACAATCTCAAATGAAATCAATAAAAAGATTTGATATTAAAGGTATTCAATACCAAACAAGAAGTGATGAAGGTAAGAAGTATATAACAGGACTAATTCCATATAATTCAAAATCAAGAGATTTAGGTGGATTTACTGAGGTTATTTCTTCAACTGCATTTAATAAAACATTATCTGATGGTAAAGAGGTTAGAGCATTATTTAATCATGATACATCAAAGATTTTAGGAAGTACAAAGAGTGGAACATTTAAGTTGTCTTCCATTGATGAAGGATTACTTGCTGAAGTTGAGATGCCAAATACAAGTTATGGTAATGATTTATATGAAATTATAAGTAGAGGTGATGTATCAACAATGAGTTTTGGATTTTACCCTGTTAAATATAATGATGATGGTAATATAAGAACTTTAAGAGAAGTAAAGTTAGAAGAGGTAAGCTTTGGTGTTATGATGCCTGCATACCCTGAAACACAATCATTCTCTTCATTACGTAGTTTTATGGAAAAGAGAGAAATAAACTTGGAAGAAATTGATGAGATATTAAAAAAAGAGAAAGATATATTAAGTGACATTGATAAAACAAAAATCACTGAATTAATAAATAGTCTAACTGAAATGGTTGGTCAAGTTAAAGAAGAAGTCAAGGAACCAGTTGATGAAACTATTCCACAAGAAGACACTTCTGAAAAAGACAAATTATTGCTTGAGTTAGAAATGGAATCTGAATTATAAGGGGTATATAATACCCAATAAAGGAGAATTAAACTATGAATATTGAATTACAAGATATCGATCTTAAATTAAGATCACTTACTGACAATGTAAAATCAGGTGCTATCAAAGCCGATGAAGCAAGAAAACAATTTGATGAATTAAGAGCATTAAAAATTGATGCTGAAAAGAGAAGTGCAATGACTGCCGCTCCCCTTGAGACAAGAAGTGTAGCAACTTATGCTGACATGAAGAATGCTATGATTGAAAAGAGAGCTATCACAATGAATGGAAACGGCGCCATCAATCAAGTAAATGAGATTGTTAAAATCATAAGTGAAAAAACACCATTACTTCAAGGAGTAAAATATTTTAATGGACCAAATGCCACTACAAATATTCCTCTTCTTTCACCAGGACTCGCAGCTCCCGCAACTTCTTCTGAAGGAGCCACCACTGGTTCAACTGACTCAACTGCCGTTCTTACTAAAGTAACTATCACTCCAACTGCTTATGTATCAACTCTACCTGTGAGCTGGGAAGCATTGAATCTTAACAGCGCAAATCTCGAATCTCAATTCCCTGAATTATTCGCAGATGTCTACGCCGCCGCAATGCACAAACTTGTAGTTGATAAACTCTTTGCTACTGGTGGAGTTGACTCAGGTAATAAAACTGATTGCGCCGCCGCAGGTCTTCCTACTGTTATTGATCTTGCAAAACTTGCAATTAAAATGGCTGACTATGCAGATGAAGGCGTGTTGGTAATGTCTCCAACAACTTACAATGCAATTGTTGGGAGCGCAACAAACGAAGTTGGAAAGATTTATACTGAAGGACTTATCAGAGATAAGATGATTGAAGGTGTTAAGGTTATTATAACTGGAAAAGCTCCATCTGCTATAACAGACGGTTCTGCTCTTGTTGTTGGTGGAAATCTTGCTAACGTTGGTGTTGGTGTTGCCTCTTCAATGATGGTAACTCCAAAAACTAAGGTTGGTGATACTAACACTTATTATGATGTTGCAATGTATTTCGGTGCTGACGTTATTCAACCTGCTAACTTCTTCTCTCTTGTAGCTTACGTTTCATAAGTAAATTAAATCCCTCACCAATAAAATGGTGAGGGATTCTTTGGAGGAGAAATGATAGTTTCCGTTGAACAACTACAAAAATATACTGAGACGCTTGGTGAAGATAATGAAATGGCTTATATATATTTGTCATCAGCTGAAGATATTATAAATGATTATTTAGGATATAATACCCTTAATCAAAGTTATATAACCATACGAGATGGATATGATAAACCAATATTTTTATTAGATGCAAAACCTGTTACTAATCTTGAAAAAGTAATTATCAATGGTGTTGAACAAGACCTTGGGGATTTTATTTGTAAAGACGAAACCATAATATCAATAAATCCTGATATTGTTTTTACTTCTGATACTCATATTGAATATACTGCAGGATATGAAGTATTAGATCCTGATGTTGTATTGAATCCTGTTCCTATTTATTACCCTGGTTTAATTAGTATGACCGTACTTAGAATTGCCGCCCTATTACAGACGGAAAGTGGCGGGAATATTGGTGTTACATCAAAAAGTTTTGGAAGTGATGGTTCAAGAACATTTATACAAACATTGAACTTTGATAAATATCTATCTCAATTAAATAAATACAAGTTGGTTAGATAATGTTTCAGCATTTTGAAATGAAGATAGATTTTGATGATGTCAAAGCAGGGTTAGAAATAACTGATAGACAACAGAATAAAATTATCAGAAGAGGACTTGCCAAGATTGGTGTTGCAATTAGAAAAGATATTCGTGATGGATTAAAAGGTAAAATATTAAAAAAGAAAAGTGGAAAGTTATATAATAAAATATCATACAAGGCAGGAAATGATTATTCACTTAGTGTAAGAAGTGGAACCTATTACTCCAACTTTCATGAAAAACAATCAGGTTTGATTCTTCCAAGTAAGGGCAAATATTTAACATTCAAAGTTGAGAATCAATGGGTTAAAGTTAAGAGTGTTAAATTACCAGCCCGTCCATTTATGAAACCTGTAATAGATAATTATTTTAATAGCAATAAGGCAATGGATATCTTAGATAAAGAAATACAAGTTCAATTAGATAAAATATTCAAGGTATAAGGAGCGGAATGGAAATAGATTTTGAAGCTCATCAGCAGAGCATATTAAGCTATATTGAAAATAACTATAAAACATTTATTGGAACAATGGAAGAACCTGATAATTATATAAATGATTACCCTGATTTAGATAAATACAAATCAGCAGTAAATCTATTTATTGATTTTGAAGATTATATATTTGAACCATTAAGCAATGAAAGTGATTTAATGACATTGAAGATGAATGTTTATATTTCTATAAAACAAGATACAAGTTATAATTTAAGATTGAAAATATTAAGATATACTAAAGCGTTTATGAATATGTTTGATGCAAAACATGGACTGGGAACCTGTGATGATGGTAAGGTTAATGGAGTGCATTTTTATGATAACGTTGAAGGTGCAAGTAATACAAGGGTTGTTTCAATATCTATTGAAATGATACAAGAAGTTTAATAAAAAAGGAGAAAAACTATGATAAGTGGAAATAACTTAAAAGTTCAATTTGGACCTGAAACAACTTATGGCACCACAGCAACTACTACATCACAAATAAAAGTTGCAAGTGAAGGATTCAAATATGTAGCAGAAAAGAAAAATGAAGGACTCTTAACTGGTGGAAAGAGTGCAGGTAAGACTTTTACTATGAGTAGAAAAGTTGAAGGCGCAATATCAACCGTTGCAGAACCTCAAAATGTGGGATTGTTTTTAGGACAGATTACAGGTGTAGAAGCAACACCAACATTAGTAGTTGGCTCAACAGCGGTATATAATCACGTATTTACTTCTATTGGAACTGATGAAGATGATTATCTCCCAGCAGTCACAGCAAAAGTTGATAGAGTTGCAAATAAATATTCTTATAGTGGATTAACATTAGATACCCTCTCATTCAGTGCCTCCCCTGCAGACTTCTTAAAGTTAGATTTGAAATGGGTTGGATTTGAAGAAAAAGATGGTGCAATACTTGCCTCTCTCACCCCATCAACAATGAAGAGTTTTAGATTCGCTCATGGTGCTGTTAAACTCCAGGGTTCAACTCTTGCAGATGTTACATCAGTAAAGTTTGATTACAATAATAAGTTAGAGAGTTTCCAAACTCTTGATACAGGTTATGCATTTAATAGAGCAAAGCCAGGTGCGAGAGAAATAACTTCTGATCTTGAAGTATTATATTCAGGCGGAAGTGATACTATCTATAATACACTATTCAAAACTGATGATGTTGTTGCTTTGGAATTAAAGTTTACTTCTGAAGAAGAAATTGAAACAGGATACTTTCCATCAATAACAATAACTATTCCTAACATGCAAATTAATGAATGTTCAAGTAATATCAGTGGTGCAGAAACTGTTAAACAAACAATGAAGCTTGCCGCTATTGAAGAAGGAAGTGATGAATTGATTACAATGACTCTTAGAAATATGAGAGCAACAAAATATATATAAGGAGAATGAATGAGTAAGTTAAGTGAAGTAAATTATGTTTATACAACTCGTATAGACTTTGATAATGATTTTATTGAGTTGAGAGAACCAAGTAATATTGAATTAAAAGAGTTTGGTGCTGATAGTGAAAAGGACATGGAGATATTAAAAAAAATCCTCCCTTCATGTATTATCGCCCATTCATTTACTGATGACAATGATGAACCAAGTAAAAATGAATTGGTTGCAAAAGAGTTAAGCAAGAGTGCATCTCTTTATATGGACATATTACAAACATGGATTCAATCAATCCCTTTTACAAAAAGGATCAAGAAGAACTTAGACAAGTAAGCTTGATTCTATTTAGTAGTGGTGATGTTACTTGTAATGATGAGATATATGAGTATTATAAAAAATGGCAATTCTTATTTAATATGTTCATGGATATTGTAGACAGGAAGAATGGTGGAATTAGACTTCCACCATTCTCTTGTGGATATCTCGACCAACCTTATAAAACAACCCAAATATTAAGATATCTCAATAGCATGTGGATAGAACACATAATAAGTGAGAACGAAAAAGCAATGAACAGGAGGTAATTCCGTGGCTAATATAAATTACAAGATCGGTGGTAAATACGACCCATCAGGTATCAACAATGCTAAAAATGGAATTAACTCTTTAGGTGATACCGCTAAAACTGTTCAAAATGTCTTGAAAGGTTTTCTTGCATTAAAAGCAGTTCAAATAGGTAAAGATTTAGTTATGGATAGTATGAACGCTTTCGCCGCTCAACAAAAGGCTATCTCATCTTTAACTGTTGCAATTGGAAATAATGCAAACATGACTTCTTCATCACTAAGAAATATTATTGATTATACTCGTCAATTAAGTGGAGTGACAATATTTAGTGATCAAGAATTACAAACACAAGCAACATTATTAACTGCAATGGGTTTGAATGAAGAACAAATAAGAAAAACATTAAAAGCGGCAACTGAATTAAGTAGTGCAGGGATTGGAACATTAGAGGGTAATGTTAAAAACCTCGGTAAAACTTTTGGTGGATTAACAGGTGAATTGGGTGAAAGTATTCCTGCATTAAAATCATTAACAAAAGAACAATTAATACATGGCGATGCAATAGACCTGGTGAGTGAAAAGTATAATGGATTTGCTGAGAACTTGAGAACAAGCACAATGTCAGGTCAAATAAGTGGATTAACTAATTCATTAACGGATTTGAAAGAAGCAATTGGACAAGCATTTCAACCACTTACTTCTCCATTCATAACTTTCATAACAACTATTATTGATAAATGGACAGATGCCATAAATAAATATAGTGAATATGATTTGTTAATGAGAAAAGGAGGATTGAGAACTCTTCAAGAAGAAAAACGTTTTGTTGAATTAGAAATTGAAAAAACACAAACTGCTCAAAAGGCTGATGTGAAAGCCGCTAACTTTCCTGATTTTAATAACTGGTTAAAGCAAGCAAGATTTAATCAACCTGAAAAATATAACAAGTATGATAATGACTCATTAAAAAATTACGCAATTGAATATAGTAAAATGGTTCAAGAAGTTGCAAATAGAACTGAGCCAACATTAAAAGCATTAAGAGAAACTTTAATAACATTAAATACCTCTATTGCAGAACAAGAAAAAAAAGAAATAAAACCATTATCAAATAATGGTATAGCAACAACCCCACCATCACTTGGAAAAGGACTTACACTCCCTGATGATTTCTTTGTTATTGATTATGGCAAGTTAAAATTAGATTTACCTGCAATTGAGTTTAATAATAGTGTGGAATATGCATTACCAACATTATATGATGGTGGTCAAGCTCCTAAAGATATTGGAATGAGTAAGATTGGCGGAGTTGATGATATCTTGAATAGTATTTCCGCTCCATTTGAAAATCTAACTTATATGGTTGAAGGATTAACAGGACCACTCGCTCCACTCATTCAAGGATTTACTTCAATGGGAAGTGTTATGCAAATACTCTCACCATTACAAACCATTTTCCAAAGTATATTAGAAACTATTGCCCCTGTGGTTGATAGTTTACTCGCCCCATTAATTGGAATACTTAAAATTGTTGGTAGAGTAATAGGGGCTCTTATAATTCCCGCTCTAAAGTTTCTTGAACCAGTTATAGAACTTATCTCAATGGGATTTATTTTATTATATAACTTTGCCATAAAGCCACTGGCTAACTCTATCATATGGGTAATATCAGCATTATATAATACTATATCAACCGTTGTTAATTCAATTATTGGAGCGTTAAACCACATACCTTTCGTTAATATCTCCTGGAGAATGAGTAAGATGGATGCTCAAAGTATGTACCTTAAAGATATTGATGAGGGTTCGTTGACGGAGGCAGGTAGTTCAAGTGATGGAAGTAGTGGTTCGAATTCATCATATACCGGTACGAGGGACATAACGGTTAATATCTTCTATAGTAACTCGTTTGTGTCTGGCGACGCCAGACAAATAGCACTCGCCATACAAGAGGAATTAAAGTTAGCGAATGCGTTGACAGGGGCTTAGCTCGTTAGTTGATTTCTAAAAGCATATTTATTCTAAGGAGTAAATATGGACTATAGTCTAAATCTTGATGGAATGGAATGGCACATAAATAAACGAGGTTATATTGTTAATCAACAAGGTGAATTGCAACATAGATATATATGGGAAAAAGTAAATGGATCAATACCATATGGCTATGATTTACATCATAAAAATGAAAAGAAAGAAGATAATAGAATAGACAATCTTATTTGTATTAGTCATCAAGAGCATGTAACACATCATGCAAGAAATATGGCAGTAAAAACAAAAGATAAAATAGCAAACATTAATCATGTTCAAGGTTTAAGAAGAAATAATACAAGCGGTTTCAAAGGTGTTTTATATGCCAAAGATAGTAAAAAATGGGTTGCATCTATTTGGATTCGAGACAACAAAAAAAAAGAATGTCTTGGTTATTACCAAACAAAAGAACAAGCCGCACTCGCATATGATAAAAGAGCGAGAGAGTTATGGGGAGAAGATGCTTTTCAAAACTTTCCTAAGGTAATATGACAACAATATATAATGGAATACCATTTTATGAACAGGTAACTGGATATTCAATAAACAAAAAATATGGACTCCTTCATAGATACATATATGAAAAAGAAGTTCATCCAATACCAATAGATTTTGATATTCATCATATTAATGGTGATATAAAAGATAATAGAGTTGAAAACCTTCAATGCATATCTCATAGTAATCATAAAAAACTTCATGAAAGAGAATTAAAGTTATTGAAAAATAATACAAGTGGATATAGAGGTGTCACAAAAATTAGAAGCAAATGGAAAGCAAGTATTGATAATAATAGAAAAAGAGAGTGGTTAGGATTGTATAATACTGCTGAAGAGGCTCATGAAGCTTATATAAACAGAGCACAAGAAATATGGGGAGTATAAATGAAATTACAAATCAAGTTTAATATTGAATGGGAGGACATTGATACTCTTTTAAGTGATTTAACTTTACAAGAAGTTATGCACCAAAGTTTCAAATCTTATGATAATTATGTTAGAGGAAGATTAATACCAAAAGTTGATGTAATAACAAAGTTAAGACAAGCCGCTAATGAAGATATTTTGGCTCGCCTTGTTGATGATAATAACTACCCATTATTTACAGGTTACTTGAGAAAGACATTTACTATCATCAAAAAACAAAAGTTAGACCCGGTAGTATTTGAACTTGTTTCTCCATCAAATAGACTAAGAAAATCCATTCCTGTAGACATATCATGGTTTGATAAAAAAGTAAGCGATCCATTAAACACTGCAAACTCTATAGTTCATTTATTATTAAATGCAAGTGGAATACAAAACAATGATATTAATATGCCACTGATTGATTATACAATTCCAATATTTGTTAATACAGCAGGAACGAGCAAGTATAGTGATGTGCTTGATAATCTATTATTTGAATATGGATATGTTTTAGACTTTAATAATGAAGGTCAGTTCATTGCAAGAGATTTATTTCCATCAGTAATAAATACTACATATACATTTAATGGCAATAACTGTCTTGATGAAATACACCAAAATAAAAAAGAAGAAGAGTTCGATATAATAAGAGTATCATGGCAAAGTATTATAAGTAAACCAAATCAAATAGTTTTCAGTGATACAACGAATGGAGATGCTTATAATAAATGTTCTATTATTGTAGATCCCGATTCATATATGGGTGATGGGTACAATGAAGAATGGTCTGCCAAGTATGCAATGGAAAATATTGATCTTATTGGTGCGAGAAATCTTACTCTTGATATTGAAAAAGAAGGTGATATAGAAGTACAAACATTCACACCTGGACCAGTTGAAGCAAAGTTAAAAATAAAAAATACATCATCTATTTTCCAGAGATATATTAGAAAGCTTGATATTAAAGGAACAGCGTATATATCAGAGGCAACTAATGTTTCTATTGTAAACAATAATGATACTGATAAAATCAAAGCAGTAAGTACAAAATATATAGCAAACAGAAATGCAGGAGATAGTCTTGCTCAGAAGCTTGCATCATATTACAAGTATAGTGATTTTACAGTTAAACTATCATCAAAAACTGATTATAATATAAGTGCATTTGTTAATGTTAGTGATACGAATATGGGAACATCACTTTGTAGAATATTCAATAAAAAATATAACTTTATTAGTGGTGTTATTGATTATGAATTAGAAGCAATGAGTGAATTTTCAGCAGTTGACACTGAGTATAAAGTATATAGAAACCCATCATCATCAATACAGGGTGAAATAGAAAGAAGACCTACAATTAGTCAATTACAAAATATTAAATATGAAACTCGTTATGGAAGATTTGATATTGTACCAACACAGCCAAGTGGAGAAGACCCCCTTGGATGGACAGTTATAGTTCCAACAGGGGAAGAGCCACTATGGGTGGTTGGTGTTAATAGAGGGTTTGATGGATTGATACAAGGTGAATGGACACTCCCTGTTAGATTTACTTCACCAAACAGTATATCATCTTTACTTACAAATGAGAGTATAAATGTTGGAGAGGATTTATCAATAGCGACAACTACATTGATGATTTTTGAAGGTGCAGTTGATACCACTTCTACATGGGTCTTGGGTGTTAATCCATATAAGATGACCGGACTATTAGTTAACAGTACATGGACAACATCAACAATGGAAGCTAATGATGCTTATGTTGATATTATAGCAAGTAGAACAGGCTCTCCAACTATTACAAAAAGATTTACATTACATAAATCAACTTCTGCTTTATATTCCCTCTCATTATCACAACCTGTTATGAAAATATTTCCTGACGGACATTGTGACCCTGCTACCATAACAATGACTTCATTCAAAAGTGAAGGATTAATTGTTTCTCCTTATGCAGGTGTTTATAAAATCTTGCTCAACGGTAATGTGGCTTATAAATCAAAAATAAAACAAAGTGATTTTACATGGAAGGTTCATACAGGCGCATACCCTGCAATTGACTTAGTGCCAAGTGAAGATTTATTACCTGGCTTTGATTTATTAGAAATAACAGAAGACGTTACAATAATACATTGTCAACTATGGGATGAAACAGAGGCTTATAAACTTGATGATCAAACATTTATATTTTTGAAAGATGTTGGGTTCGTATTGCCTGATATCATTGATGGTATTCTTGCACAGATTCCATCAGTAGGAAAATATTTAGGAGCATTTAATCAAGTAATGCCTTCATTATATAATGTTGGTGATTGGTTTTTAATATATGGAAATGAAGACACTCCATTTGATAGGGGAGTATTTCTTGTAGATAGTGAATTACAGTTACAGAAATTAGATGGTGATAGTGGAGAGCAAGCTCAATATATGGTAGCCGCATTAAGTGATATAATGAGTGTTGTATCTAATGGATTTGGAACCACAAATGATTATGGTGCCATCACAATAATATCTAACCTTGCAAGTAATAGTATTTTTACTTCTGCTTTGAAAGTAGGAAGTGGTAACTTTGATACAACATTAATTGAAGGCGGTAAAATAAAAACACAGTTATTAGATGTTGATACGATATTAGGAAATGAAGCAATATTTAGAGGAACGTTACAAGCAACACAGGGTTTGTTTAGTGGATCAATTGAATCAGGACCGCTATATTTGAATATAGGACCTCCCTCATCTGCCTCATTTACATTAACAAATAAAAAAACTTCTGACTTTATTGATGAGACAATTACTGCAGGAATTAACCTTGGAACATATATGTGTTCAGGTGTGTATAATGGAAGTGGAGTAACGAGAATAACAACATATAAATCCTCTCCTGTTATTATTTCAGCAGAATCGTTTGAATCATATACAGTAACATTTGTCGGTCAACGTAAAAAAGATGGATATTATTATAATACATATCGATATAATTTTACAAGTTGGGCGAGAAATAGAACAGAAACAGAATACACACTAACATTATTACAGGGGAGCACTACAAATCTAACAGGGAAAAAATCTCCATCAGAAGGATGGTATGCAACAGGGGCAACAAGAACTAGTGCAGTAGAAATGTGGGCAAATCTTGGACCGCCACCTGCGAAAGCCGCTCCAACAGGAGTAACTTCTGCATATGATAATACACCAACCCTTGCAACAGGTAATGTTTCATTTACTGCAAACTCATACACAATGAAGTTGGTTAATCTCCCTGCATATAGTGCGGCTCTCCCACAATGGACAGTTTATTTACAAAGTGATGGATCAGGTAATTATAATCTTAAGGTACGAGGATAAGGAGGATATATGATATTTAGTAAAAATGTAAAACAAAAACCAGAACAATCAGTGTTCAACGAGATTCAAGAATTAAAATACTATTTGAAAAACACAGATTGGTATGTAATTAGACTTACAGATTGTGGAAAATCAATTCCTCTTGATATTATTGCAAAGAGAAATGAAGCGAGAGAGAGAATCAATCTATTACAAGGGGGTGAATAAATGATTGGAGATTATGAGCCAATAGGCTTTCAAGATGGAAGCACACCTGCTATCAGTGCTACCAATCTTAACAAGATGGATAATAGAATTGATGAAATAGATTTATATGTCTCAACCATCTCTACTCCCGTTGCAACTATTACAACTGTTGGACTTGTAAAACCTGATGGGACTACAATAACAATTGATGAAGATGGAATAATAAGTGGGACAGAAACTTACTCACTCCCAACTGCATCAACAACAGTATTAGGTGGAGTTAAACCTGATGGAACGAGTATTACAATTACTGATGGCGTAATAAGTGTTGATGCTATTAGTAAAGCTGATATCACTGACTTCACAGAAAGTGATTATGTTCATACAAGCGGTAATGAAACAATATTAGGAAATAAAATCTTTAGTGGTGATGTTACTCTCAATGGAACTACTACAACTATCAATGCAGAAACATTAAATATAAGTGATAATCAAATAACTCTAAATAGTGGTGTAGTTGCAGAGCCTATACTAAATGCAAATATACTTGTAAATAGAGGTGTGGCAAGTGATGCATCTTTATTATGGGATGAGAGTGGAGATAAATGGAAAGCGGGTTTATTGGGAAGTGAAGTTGATATATCATTGAGTGGACACTTGCATGATGAGAGATATTATACTGAAAGTGAAAGTGATACACTCTTGAGTGGTAAATCTAATACCACACATACTCATGATGATAGATATTATACTGAAAGTG